TATAGATGGAACTTTAAATACTTCTGGTGTAGTAACAGCACAAACCTCTGCAAACATATCTCAAGTAGCATTAACAGACGGAACTGTATCTTGGGATGCAGCAGCAGCAGCTAATGCTTTCTTATTACTAGAAGAAAACTCAACAATTTCTGCACCTAGTAATGCAGTAGAAGGAGCTATTATAAGTATTGAGGTAGCTCAACACGCATCAAGTGGACCATACACTTTAGCATGGAATGCAATCTTTGAGTTTGCAGGAGATACAACTCCTACTCAAACTGCTACAGATGCTAAGACAGATATATATGCCTTTAGATATAATGGTAATAAATGGCAAAATATAGGTATTACACAAAACTTAACACAAAGCTAATATATGGAAACTCTGCAAAGAACAGCTAATAGAGGTAGTGTAGCTACTGGAGGTTATGAAGTAGGTAACTCTTTAAAGGTTGAATCAGATAATAATGAATATCTTTCAAGGTCTACAAGTGGAGCAACAGATGGTAATTCTACGCAACATACAATATCAGTATGGGTAAAAAGAACAGAGCTAGGAGTAGATAGTGAACCTGTTTCAGCAGGTGGTATTGGTAGATTTAGGTTTGAATCTGATGATACATTTAGCTACCAATTTAGGTCAGGTAAAGAAATTATAACTACAAGAAAATTTAGGGATACCGGAAGTTGGTATCATATCGTGGCAGCAGCAGATTCATCGCAAAGCACAGCATCTAATAGAATGAAGTTATATGTTAATGGAGTTCAAGAAACATCTTTCGGAACTGCTAATTATCAAGACCAAAATCAAGCTGCACCCGGATGGGGTAAAAATACTCTTTATAGTTTAAATGTAGGAGCAGCAGCAGATAATACTAGAAAATTTAATGGTTATATAGCTGAAATGTATTACATAGATGGACAAACGTTAGACCCTACTTATTTTGGTGAGTTTGATGAGGATAGTAATATTTGGAAACCAAAAGCATTTACAGGAACTCATGGAAGTTTAGATACTTATCTTGATTTTTCAGACTCTTCAAATTTAGGTAAAAATAGTGGTGGCACTACAGATTTAACTGCAAATAATATAACAGCAGCAGACCAAGCAACTGACACACCTACTAATAATTTTTGCACTTGGTTGTCTGATGGAACACAATTTAATGTAAGCACAGATAATGAAACTTTTAAAGAAGGTGGAACTAAATTTGCAAGTAGAGCAGGAACAGGTTGGACAGCAGTTTATCCTACACAAATGATGGCTGGTGGTAAATGGTATATGGAAGTTAAAGTACACACTAGTGGCGAACTAACCATGTATGGTGCTATGCCAGTAGCAAGAATAAACAGTTTAGAAAGACAAAATCGATATCATGGACAAGATACTGATGGGTCAATAGGTTTATATGGAGATGGAGGGACAATCTACTATGGCACAGCAGGGAGTGGAGGTTTAGGAAGTTCAGTTTCAGCAGGAGATATTATAGGTTTAGCTATAGATATGGAAAATTATAAAATGTATTTTGCAGTTAATAATACTTATGTTGAAAGTGGAAACCCAGCAGGTAATTCTAATGGCAGAAGCATAGAACAAGAACCTTATGTTTTTTCAATAGCTAAGTATTCACCCAATCAAGATACAGAAACAAACTTTGGTGGTTACACAGTTTTTTCTAACACTCATACTAATACTGATGAAAATGGTTTAGGCTCATTTGTTTATGCACCACCATCAGGTTTTTTAGCTTTGTGTACTAAAAATTTAGCAACTACAGGAGGATAAATGGCAGCTTATACAACAATAGACAATAGTGAAGCAGCTTTTCAAACTTTTAAATATACTGGTACAGGTATAACAGGCTCAACACTTGCAAGAACCTTTGACGGAAGTGTTAATCTCAAGCCCGGTCTGTTTTATCAAATGAGAATAGAGAGTGATGGATATGCAACAAATATTATGGAGTGTGAATATACTGGGGCTGGAGTGCATTGGTTATCTACAAGTGGTGATGCAAAAGGTTCATCATATAGTGGTGGTACTAAAGAAAATTTAGAATCTTTTGATACAAATGGTTTTACCCATGCAACAACCAATCAAGGTGGCTATTATCATAATCAAGACGGAGATGAATACATAGTTTGGGCTTGGTCAGAAACAGCAGCATCTAATTCAACTAATAATGACGGAAGCATAACATCTACTGTAAGAGTGCATCCTACTGCTGGATTTAGTTTTGTAAATTGGACTGGTACATCAGCAGACGGAACTATTGGTCATGGACTAGGAGAAAGACCAAAAGCGTGTTGGATTTATCCAATTCAAGTTTCAGCAAACAATGGTAATACACAAAGGGTTTGGTGGTGGGAAGCTAATAGTGATGGATATAACATAAACAATGGCTTAAATGAATCACAACTAGTAGAGTCAAATAGCACAAATGGAGTTGTAACTGCTCATTCAAGTGGTGAAGGAACATCAACAGTTTTTTCAGTTAAAGAAGGTAATAATTCATACGAAAATGTAAATCATTCTAGTCAAAACTATATGGCGATTTGTTGGAAAGAAGTACAAGGATTTAGTAAGTTTGGTTCTTACATTGGAAATGGTATTGATAATGGACCTTTTGTGTTTTGTGGTTTTAAACCAGCACTTGTAATGATAAGAGCTATGGATAGAGCAGAGGGTACTTTTTGTTATGATGATGGTAGAAATCCAGTCAATGATGATACTTCTTATATTATGGGAGTTAATGACAATCAAAGGCATTTTGCAGATACAAACACTAGATTTGATTTTTTAAGTAATGGTTTCAAATTAAGAGATAATGGTCCTGCAAGAAATACGAGTGGCACTAAATATGGTTTTTGTGCTTGGGCAAGAAATCCATTTGTAACATCAACAGGAATCCCAACAGTAGCGAGGTAAAATTATGTGGGCATTAGTAGAATCAGGTAGCGTAAGTAAAATATTTACAACACCTAAACAATTAAGAATCGGAGATATTAACTATCCTAGTAATATTTTTACACTCTGGAGTAGTTCTGAATTACAAGGATTAGGATTATATTCTGTTGTAATAGATAAAACTAATTATAAAGATAAAGAATATTATACTAATACTGATATTACTTATTCTTTTTCTGATAATACAGTAACAGGTAGTTATGGTACTGCTGTTGCAAAAAGTATAGATAATATTTTATATACATCAGAGGATGTTGCAGCCGATGTATATGAAGAAGGTCATTCACAAGCAGGTCAAAGAGTGCATACGTGGGTAGCAGGAGACGTTAAAAATTATGGTTTAAAACATATACGTAAAGATAAAATTAACTCTGAAGCTGCAAGTTTATTACAATCAACTGATTGGATGACAATTAGAGAAACAGAAGGTGGGACAGCTATGCCAAGCAATATTAAAACTTGGAGAGCTAGTGTGCGTACAAAAGCTAACGATATGTGCACTCAAATAGATAATGCAGCAGATGTAGATGCTCTAGCAGCTTTATATGTATATAACAATGCAACACCTCCAGTTAGACCTCTTGGTGAGTTTCCAGAACTAAGCTAATGGAAGTATCGCCTTACATAATTTGGAATGTTTTAATAACTTTAGTACTTGCTCCTATCTGGTTTCAGATTAGACAAAATGCTACAGAGTTAAAAAGACAAGACATACTCTTAAATAAAACTCGTGAAGAGATAGCAAAAGAATATGTTACAAAATTTGAGTTACGTGATGATATGCAAGACATCATGGACAGAATAGAAAAAATAGACGAAAAACTTGACAAACTCTTTGAAGTAAAGTAAAATATATATGAAGCATAAAAAAACTTCTATTCCTGTTGTCTCTATTCTTTTTCTAACTCTAGAAAAACGTAGGAAAAAAAATGGCAAAAAAACAAAAGAAAAAAAGAAATAAAAAGTATAGACCTCTTTATACTACTGGTGGACGTGTAGATATGCGTACTGGTGGTCGTGTTGCTTATCAAGAAGGTAGACAAGTTGCAATAGACCCTACTGTTGGTCAAAATTTACAAAATCAACAAGTAGGTGAACCTGTTGCTCTTACACCTACCCCAGCTCCAACACCAGCCCCAACACCAGCTCCTACTCCTGCAACTGCTCAGTTATCTAGGTCTGAACAAATTGCAAGAAACAGAGAAAACATGAGGAATATGAATAGAGAAGATAATGGAGATACAGGACGAGGACCTTTTAACATACCAACACCTTCACCAACTCCAGCCCCAGCTAAGTCAGTTTTTCAACAACAAAGAGAACAAAGAATAGAAGAAACAGGACAACAAGCTCAAGATTTAGCTAGTGGTGTAATCCCAGAAAATATACCAAGTATTCCACAACCTAAAAAAATAGATAGGACAGGAACAGAGATAAGTCAAGAACAAATTCAAGACTTACAAATGAAGACAACTAAAGAAGCTCAAGCAGCTACAGTAGGAGCTATAAGTCCAGAAACAGTAACTACGATTGATGATGTTGCTAAAGCTGCTGAACCTAAAGCATTTGAAGCTGCTACGATTGATGCACAAGATGTTGCTAAAGTCCCAGTTAATGCTGTAGTAGAAGCTGCATCCGGAAGTGTATCTCCAGAGATAGGAGAAACTCTTGCAAAAGCTGCTGGAGTTCAAGCAGTTCCAACGATTGAAGCTGCTGAGATTAATGTTTTACCGGGAGCTTTACAAGAAAGAGTTATAGGAGTTTTAAGTCCAGAAGCTAAAGCTCAAGCTGCAAAAGCTGGTGGAACAACACTTGCTAAGATTAGTAGAGCTAGAAAACAATTAAGAAATGCAGGATTATCTGAAGAAGAAATATTAGAACTAGGGAGTAATCCAGAAGATTTAGAAGCTCGATTAATTGACTTTACTGAAGAGCAAAGAGGAATTGTTGAAGGTTTACCAGAAGAAGCTCTCGTATCTAATCAGTTAAATGGATTATTAGAAGGTATCGAACAAGGACAAGTTCCTGTTTGGGCTGCTCCAGCAGTAGCTTCAGTAGAACAGATGTTAGCTCAAAGAGGGCTAGAAGCATCTACAGTTGGACGAGATGCATTATTAAATGCTATTATAACGTCTGCATTACCAATAGCTCAAGCTAATGCACAAGCTATCCAACAAAGTGTTACACAACAAAAATCTATTGAAGCTACTGTAGCACTTAAAGATGCAGAACGAGCACAACAAACTGCTTTGTTTAATGCTCAAAATGTATTTCAATTAGATGTAGCACAATTTAGTGCTGACCAACAAAGAGCTATTAATAACTCTAAATTTTTACAAACAGCAAGTATTCAAAATGCTTCGTTTGAACAGCAAGGAATTTTACAAAATGCAGTTTTATTATCACAAAAAAATTTAGCAGAAGCTGACCAGAATACAAAGTTTGCTATTGAAAATGCTAAAGCTTTTTTAGCTACTGATTTACAAAACTTAAATAATCAACAGCAATCAAATATTGTTAAATCACAACAAATACAACAAAGATTATTAACTAATCAATCAGCAGAAAACGCAGCATTACAATTTAATGCTACAAGTGAAAATCAAACTAATCAGTTTATGGCAAGTTTAAATAATCAAATTCAAACTTTTAATGCTCAACAAACTAATGCTATGGCTCAGTTTAATACAACTCAAATAAATCAAGCTGAAGCTAGACGAGCACAACAAGAATTTGAAGCAGAACGATTACAAGCACAATTAGATAATGAGATATCAAAGTTTAATGCAGCTCAAGCAGCAGCTAGAGAACAATTTAATATTACAAATAGAACAGCTATAGCTCAATCTAATGTTCAATGGAGAAGACAAAGTAATACAGCCGATACAGCAGCTATAAATGCTGTTAATCAACAAAACGCACAAAATGCATTTGGATTATCAAGTGCTGCTCAAAACTTTTTATGGCAAGAGTTAAGAGACGAAGCAGATTATAATTTTAAAAGATGGGATAACGATGAACAACGTAAGGCATCTTTAATGATTGCTGCACTAGGAAACGAAGGAGCTACTGCAAAGAATAGTTCTTGGAGTACAAATCTAACAGCAATTACACAACTAGTTGAAGGCTGGTTAGACTAATAGGAGTATAATATGGGATTTATAAGAAAAGTAGGTAAAAAAATTGCTGGTGGTATACGTAGTCTTGGTCGTAAGATTAAAAAAGGTTTTAAAAGTTTAGCTAGAGGACTAGGTAAATTTGGACCTTTAGGCACGATTGCATTATCATTTATTTTACCGGGACTAGGAAGCACTTTATCAACGTGGATTCCTGCTCCAATAAAAGATTTTTTTAATGCTGTAGTTACACCTATTAGAAAAGCAGGTTCTTTAATTAAAGATGGAACAGGCATGGTTTTTAATAGAGTTACCGATGCTATTGAATATGGTGTCAATGCAGTAAGTCGTGGTAGAACAGGGACTGATTTTAGAAATTTTGTAAGTGAAGTAACTGGTGGTTTTATAAAAGAATCTACAGTACCTGTAAAAGATGCAGCAGAAAAGTTAGGGTTAAATCCTGACGATGTTCTTAAAGCTATTGATGATGGTTTAACAACTGCTGATGAAGTAAGAAAACAAGCTTTTCCTGAATTATTTGAAGAAACAACTAAAAATGTAGTAGAAAGTGGTAAGCCTAGTTTATTAGAAGGTAAAGGTGAAAATCAAAGTTATAAAGACTATCTCAAAGAAAGTAAAGAATATGATGCATTTAAAAAACTTTCAGCAGTTGAAAAAGCTGGAGGAGTTATGCTCGAAGAAGATGATGCTATTGCAAACTACAATGCACAACAATTACAATATCAAAAAGATTATTACTCTAATATTGCCGATGATATATTAAATACTTCGTATAATCCAAGTAAAACTCTTGGTAGTACAGGTCCTGTTGGATTTATTGATTTAAATTCTATATCTAGAAGTTCTAATCCTTATGATATGTGGTTAGAAAATATTTATAATATGGATAAAAAAATACTATCAATAATGCCTTTACAAGAAAAATTACAACTAGCTCATTCTAGTAATAACTATGGTTTTTCTTTTGAAGACTTAGGAGGAAATTAATATATGAGTAATGAAAATAGTTTACATCCTAACTCGGCTGAACATTTATTTGATGGTCCAATACCGGGACAGTCTTTAACAAATAATCCAGAACAAAAGTATCCGTGGGAAAATCCTCCTGAGTTTACTTCTCAAAAACAATTAACAGAAAAAATATTTTTAGATTTGTTACGAGAAGATAACTTTACAACTGTTACAAAACTTATGTCAGAAGGTATTCCAGTTATGGATATAGCTCAAATGCTAATGATGACAGGCTTCCAAAAAGGAAAGATGAATCCAGATATGATGTTAACTCAGCTTGAACCTACAGCATATATGTTATTAGCTATTGCTGAAAAAGCTGGTATTGACCCTGTATTATCTAGAGACGATGATGTAAACTTAGATAAAGATGTTGATAACCCAAAAGAAGCTGCTGAGAATGTAAAAAACTTTGTTGCTAAAGGTGGTAGATTTAAGGATGTTAAAATTCCAAATATTAATCCAGCAGTTGTAGGTAAAGATATTCAAGATAAAATAGATAATTTAGATACAAGTAAAATAAGAGCTAGTATTTTAAGTAAACAAGAAAAAGAAAAAAGTTTATTAGGTAAACCAAGGGTATAATTATGGTACAAAAATTTAGTGAAATAATGGATAATTACAATGATATGTCTGTTGCAGAATTAGGTACATCATTGTTAACTCGAAAAGAAGAGCAAGTTCGTAGACAACAAGAAGAAAATAAAAAAAGTGAAAAAGTCCAACAAGCTTTAGGATTATTATTAGCAGGACAAGGAATTTTTAAATCAGCTTATAAAAGAAGAGTTAAAGAGTTAGATGATTTATATAAATTAAATACGCAAGATAATGACTATCAAACTAAACAAATTAATCAATATGGTAATATTGTAAGTCCCTTATTTACATTTGAAGAACAATATTTAAAAAAGAATCCTAATGTTAGTTTAAATACTGAGGAAGAAATAACTAAATTTAAAGAGTCTTTTTTAGATAGTGATTTTTTTAATACTTTTCGTTTTAGAGTTAATGCTGGACATGCGAAAGTCTATGAAGAATTATATGGATTACAAGGAATTAATCCAGAAGATGCTAAAAATTCAGCTAATGATAATACACTTAAAACTATTGTAGCTTCAAATATTTTAGATGAATATTTAAAATTAGACCCTGTAACTAAACAATCTAATTATAAAAATGGTATTGATGAACTTAAAAGATTGTTTAAAGATAGAAATTTAGACGGAGTTGCTCTTTTTCAAAAAGCACGAAATTTAAAATTAACTGAGTTAAATGAAATAGAAAACAATGAATTTAGAAGATTAGCAAACGAAGCAAGAGATAAAGGAAATATTTTTAATGTCCTTAGTTCTTTTTTAAATTTTACAGGCGACAAAACTGCAAAAGAATCTGGTGGGATTAATATTTTTAGAACAGTTGATGAAAAAGTATTTCAAAATCCTTCTTTAAATAAAGTATTATCTCAAGTTGATTTTGGTTCAATCGCAAGTCAATTTATTGATAAAGCTTTTGTTGAATCTTTAAAAACTGGAGATTCTTTAGAATTAGTTTATCAATCAAAAGCAAATGAAAAAAATAGAGTACGAGATGCTGTTCTTATAGGAAATTTTGCAGAAGATGCAAAAAATAAACGTGCTCAAATTTTAAAATTTATTCAAGATAGAGATGATGATAAAGATGCGAAAATATTAGGAGAACAAGAGTTAAAATATTTATTTACAGATATAACAGACGCAGAAAGAGAGATATTAACGATAGATGCTGGAACTTTAGCAGTTGGTTTAGACCCTAAGAATAGTGAATATGAACAATTTCAAAAAGGAGTATTTGAAGATACATATCAAAAAGATGGTAATATGACATTTAATCAATTTAAAAATTTTATGAGTGTATATGATAATAGATATCAATATGCTTTAGTATTAGCTGCTAGTGAAGGATTTACTGAAAATCCAGCAAAAGGTGTTAATCTATTTGGAAAAAGAGAGGGTTATAATCCTCAAGATGATGTTCCTACAGTTATTTATGATAGATACAAAGGTATTATTCCTTCATTATTGGGTCAAGGAATTGTAAGACCTACAAATAACAAAGAAAGTTATACTATTGATAAGCATTGGGGACAGCTATCTATTGAAAACAAAAAAAATATGTATGCAGCCGAAGTATTAAATATTCAAAATAATGATAAATTAAATGAAAAACAAAAAGAATTAAGATTAGCAGATTTGGATAGAAATGTTCCAAGTCCATATAATATGTCTGCTGAAGAGTTTATATTAAGTGATGAGTTTGAAAAGTATTTACAAACAGTCGGCAGAGCCACAATTATTGACGATAAACCGATTGACGTTACTGAAACTAGACCAAGTCCACGAGGGCAAACTGTTAAAGTAGCAACAAAATATCTGGATGTTGCTAACAAAATTAATTTAGAAAGTCTTTCAAATGAACAGTTGCGTTATTTACAACAAAGTAATGATGCACAGTTATTACAAGATTTAAATATAACAGGTGCTCGTTTACGTCCTTCTTCTAGTTTAATATTAGAAAATCCGTTAGTTTCTCGAGCTTCAAATATTTTAGCTGAAAGAATCCGAAGGGGTGAAGCTCCTGTAATCGCAGATATAACTTCAAGTAAACCTACGGAGTTTTTTGTAAAACTAAGAAATCAACTCTAATTTTATGACAAAAAGTGAACTTGAAAAATATTTAGATAATATTAAAGCTAGAGAAAAACGATTAGAGTCTGACCTTGTTCCTATTACAATAGAAGAAGAAGAGCCAGAAATAATCGAACAAACTCCTCTAGCTTTTAAAGAAACAACTTTACCTTCAGTTTATGATAGACCACAAGATTTTACTGGTAAATCTAGTTTAAGTGCATTAGCTAAAGATGAAGAGTTTGCTACACGAGCAGCTAGATTTTTAGAAGGTGTAGGTAGTAATGATAATATTTTTGAATATCTAAGAGATGCTGATTACAGTCTAAGTGCAGCAATGTCAAGGTCTTTTCAAACAGATAATTGGACACCGGAGCAGATTGAAGATTATAACTATCTAAAACAAAGATTTGACAATACTGATTTAAGTGGTTTTAAAGAAAGATTTGGAGCATTTAAAGATATAGCTGTAGATGTTCTTGCAGACCCTTTAAATATTGTAGCTGCATTATTTGCTATCCCAACTGCTGGTACAAGTGTTGCTACTGCTGCTGCTACAACTACTGCTGCAAAAGCTGCTGCTAGTAAGTTAGCAAAGGCTAAATTACAAGATAGACTAAAAGCTAAAGTTAAAAACATTTCTCAAGATAAAGCTTTAAAACAAGCTGCTTTGTATGGAGCAGTTGAAGGAGCTGCTTGGGGTGGCTTACATAATTATTTCTTACAAGATATTGATATAGATTTAGGAAATAAAGAAGATATGCAGTTAACTGATATTGGAGCATCAACACTATTAGGAGCAGCATTTACTGGCACACTAGCTGGTGGTACAAGATATATGCGAACTAAATTTGCTAAAGTTTCTGAAACTAATGAAAATATGCCACAAGTTTTAAAAGACAAAGAAGATAAATTTAGTAATGAAAATGATATTATTGAAACAAACAGTAATCATTCTCGAAAAGATGTCATAGATGATTTTGAAGCTGATGAAGTTATTGAGTCTAAGGACGGAACATTTTTAGAAAAAGATACAATAAGAGAAACTTTTGATGGAGCTAATAATAAATTAGATTGGTTTTTGTCTCGAAGTATTGGAAAATCTGTTTCTGAATTTGTCGGTTTAGTTAAAAAAGCTCCAAGTTTAAAAAACTTATTAGCTTCTATTCGTTATGATTACATGACAACTTTAACAAAAGGACAAGATGGAGTTACACAAATTAAATTAAATCCTAATGCTGAAGGTGTAGAAGAAATTACAACGCAAACATATGGAGAATTTTTAAGTAGTATAAATGGTTTTTTTCAGTTTGGTCTAGCAAAAGCTTTTAATACTTTATACAGAGTTGGCTTTAGAGCTAAAATATTTGGTGAACAAAGTGAAAACTTAACAAGAATGTTAAGGGATGATAATCTTAGAATTTACGATAAAAGAACCGGTCAAAATGTAACCGGAAGTTTCATTGAAGATTTTGATGTTAATAATTATACTGTAAGAACTAGACAAGGGAAAGAAATAGTTCCTGATAGCTCGTATACTATTAACTTTAAAGATGGTACAAATATGAATGTTAAAGTTGATGAAGGAACTTTAGCATCATATATTGAAACTAAAAGATTATTAAGTAAAGCTTTTATTGATGGACAAGCTGCAAATATTTTTAAGAAAGGCACTACGCAAATTTCTAATTATTTACCTAGAATTTTTAAAAGGTCAGCACTTGCAAATCCTGAAGGTAGGGCACGATTTAAAGCTAAGTTAATAAACTCAGGTCATGCTGACCCATTAAATACTGTTGAAGAAATAACAGTTATCTCAAGTGATAATTTAAGAGTTAGAGGAATCAAAGAAGATGCTATAGGTGTTGACCAAGAAGTCTTCGGTAAAGATTTTTTACAATTATCTGGAGTTCAAGTTCGAGAGGGTCGTAAAGTTGCTAATATAGCTGATGCTACTGCTGAACAAATTGAAAACGCAAGAAATTTAAAAGCTGATGAAATAATTACTGATATGTTAAGTTATCGAGAAATGTCTTTTGAGAATCGTTTAAGAACAAAAGGTGTTCGAACAGAAGGCAGTGGTTTCATGCAGCCTAGAAAGTTTACTAATATTGCTGACAATGAAATTGAAGAGTTTTTAGAAAATGATGTGCAAACAATGTTAGAAACTTATTTTACTAACTACTCTCAAATTTTAAGTAGAAATAAATATTTTGGTAGAAATACTGATGATATTTTAAAAAACAAGATTACTCCAATTATTCAAGAACTAAGACAAAATGGAGTAAGCCCTGACGAAGCAAGAAAAATTGAAGAAAATCTTTTAGGTCTAGTTCAAAGAATATCTGGGTTAGAAAATTATACCGACAGTATATTTAAAAGAACAGCAGGTGGTAGGATTTTTTCAGACTGGGGAAAATTATTTCAACAATTAGCTCACTTACCTTTTGTAACTTTATCTAGTATTACTGAGCCATTAATTTTATTAAGTAGAGTTGGAACAGCAGATGCTTTGCCAACAGCAGGTATTATTGCAAAGTCTATTGTAGATGAAGGTTCTAAATTAATGGAAAGAACTATTAAAGGTTTTCAACGAGGAGTTCTTCGAAAGAAAACTAAAGGTTTTAAAGATATTAATGATGAAACTTGGAGTGAACTATATCAAACTGGATTAGCTTTAGAACAAGCAGTACAAGAAAGATTAGAAGGTTTAGTCGGAGAAGGGATACAAGGTTCATTTGCAAAAACATTACAACAAGGATTTTTTAAGGTTAACTTATTAACTCAATGGACTAAAGCTGTTCAGTTAGCTGCATTTACTACTGGTAAAAGATTAATTACAAAAAATTCTAGATTATTAGCTGAAGGTAATTTAGGAAAAAGACGAAGAAAGTTTTTAAGTCAACAATTAAATGACTTAGGTATTCAAACAGATGATGCTATAAATTGGTATAAAAGTAATACCAAAGATGGTAAGTTTGATTTTTATACTGCTAAAGAAGCTGATTTTTATAAACAAGATTTAACTAGAGGTGCTAATAGATTTACCAAAGAAATTATTTTAAATCCTAGTACAGCAGAAGGAAATAGACCTCTATGGTTTGGAACTCCTGCTGCTCAAATGTTAGTACAGTTTGCAGGATATCCTACTGTTTTTAATAATACTATTTTAAAACGATTTGCATACGAAGGATTAAATAATCCTTTACAAGCAGGAATGTCAAAAATTTTACCAACAATGTTGTTAATGACTAGTGTAGCTCATGTTGGTAATCTAATTAGAAGTAATGGTAATAGTGTTAATGACTATGAAACTGGAGAAAGAAAAACTGATGGTGAAATTATTCAAGATGCAGTTAGACGTTGGGGTGGTTTAGGTCCATTTGATTATGCTTATAGATATGGAAATGAACAAGAACGAAATACTGGAGACCTTGCAAGTTTTTTAAAAACTTTTGCTGGTCCACTACCTCAAGATTTTATTGATGGAATTTTATATCGTAAAGGTTTAGCTGAAATAGGAGTTACAAATTTACCGGGATATGCAGCTTATGATACTATCTTTGGGGATGGAACTAAAAAACGACTTAGAAGTTTAGCAAGAGGTAAAGAAGAAAAACAACCAACTCCTTTACTTTATAAATACTATGGAATAAGAGAAGCTAAATTTAAAGGTGGTATAGTCACGAATGTTTCTAATGTTAAAGATGAACCAGATGAACGAATTGATAAAATGACTGGTATTCCTTATGATGAACAAGCAGGTTTTATTATGGAAGATGAGGAAGAACGATGAACATCGAACAATGTAAAGAAGAGATTAAAAGACACGAAGGCGAAGTCCTAGAAATTTATATGGATAGTTTAGGCTATAAAACTCTAGGAGTTGGTCATTTATGTCAGCCATATGACCTTGAATATAATTGGGAAGTAGGGACACCGGTATCTCAAGATGTTGTAGATAAATATTATACAATAGACTTTGATAAACATTATGCTGAAGCGATTCATGTATTTGGAAGTCAAGAAGACTTTTTTAATTTACCAGAACCTATTCAGCACGTTTTAGTTAATATGTGTTTTAATTTAGGTGGTACAAGACTTTCTAAGTTTCGAAATATGTTAAAGGCTTGTAGAGAACATAACTGGGATGAAATGGCTAGACAAATGCAAGATAGTCGATGGTTTTATCAAGTTGGTAGACGTAGTGTTGAATTACAACAAGTGGTGTTAGAACAACGATAATGTTACTTTATACAGAAGCACAACTAGAAAAAGCTTATAGAATAGATTGTAAGGCTAGAACTAAATCTAATGAACCATGGATTCAGCTAGAAGAATTTAGACCTTTATATGAAACTTTGCTTGAGCACTATATGAAAGCTTATAATATTGATGATATTTTAGCATCTGATATACCAGAATATTTAATTGACTCTGTAAATGAATTACTTGAAACAACACTAATTTTGGATAAATAATATGTTCCCTTTTGAGATAATAACAATGTTAGGCTCTACTTTGATAAGTAGTTTGTTAAGTCTGTGGTCTCAACGTATGAAGGCTAAACAAGACGAACAAAAGATGTTGATAACTCGTGGAGAGTTTCAGCTTAAAGCTGTTGATGCTGCTCGAAATGTAGAGAATGCAGGGTTTCAATGGACTAGACGTATTATAGCATTGTCGTCAATATTTGCAATAGTAATACTACCTAAATTAGTAGCAGTTTATTATCCAGATGTTGATGTAACAGTCGGCTATACTGTATTTAATCCAGGATTTTTATTCTTTACAGATGGTAGAGAAGTATTTGAGTGGATAACTTTTAAGGGTTTAGTAATAACACAATTAGATACCAACCTCGTATCAGCTATTATTGGTATGTATTTTGGTGGTAGTTTAGTTAAAAAGTAGGAGATACAAATGAGTAATGGTAATTATCCGGGTGGATTTAGTGGAGACATGGACAGAAATGAGGTTGAGATTGACCTTAATAAATTCATGGCTTTGCTACAAGAAAAGTCAGAATTAAAAGATAGGATAAGAGAGTTAGAAGACGAAAAAAATGATAACCCTTATCAAAAACTTATATTTATTGCTCAAGCTGTAGATAGCTGGAGAATAATACCTAGAGCTTTTCTAAGTATTTATATGTATCTTTTATACTATGTTACATTTTGGTTTATGGATTTACAAGACCCAACAATGCAACAGTCAGGATTAATTTCAGTAGTAGTCGGAGCAGGTGCTGCTTGGTTTGGTTTATATACTAATAGCTCTAAAAAACCCGGAGGAGAAAAGAAGTGAAAAAACTAATGTTATTAATGCTATCATTAGGGTTAGTTAATGTTGCGTATGGTCAAGATGGTACTCAATATAATGAGGACAATGCATTAACAACAGTTAATACTACAACGACTACCAACACAAATACTAATAATAATACTAATGTTAATACTAATAACAATACAAATACTAACACAAATAATAACACAAATGTAAATACTAATACAAATGTCAGCACTAATACAAATACAAACTTCAGTACTGCAACCAATAATAACAATAATACAAATACATCTAGCAGTGTTTCTACCAGTACTAACAACAATAATAACGTCAATACGTCTACATCTACATCAACTTCTACAGTAAACTCTACTGTAAATCAAAATGTAAATAATACGACAACTTCTAACAATACTAATGTTAATACGTCAACGAATACAAACATTAATAAATCAGAGTCTGAATCTAATGTAAATACTAATAATGTAAATCAAAATAATAATAATACAGTTAGTAATAATACAAATAGAAACATTAATGAATCTAGTAGTGTGCAAACTATTAATCAAAACGTAAAAAGTAAAGCACCTCCTGCTTCTGCTATTGCACCAAGTATCATGAGTTATTCGCAGGATATATGCCGAGTAGGAGCTTCGGCTGCATTCTCTGGTCAAGTGATAGGTTTATCAGGTGGTAAAACAATAGTCGATGAAAACTGTGAACGATTAAAACTTAGTAAATATCTCTATGATATGGGTATGAAGGTGGCTTCAGTTAGTTTACTTTGTCAAGATGAAAGAGTGTTCAAAGCTATGTCAATGGCAGGAACACCTTGTCCTTATAAAGGTAAGATTGGTAAAGAAGCAACTATTGCATGGCAAGAAAATCCTAGTGCACGACCAGATGAAGCAGATGCTAAAAAAGAATTTATAGCACAATGCACACAAGAATCAAATCCTAAGAGAGATAGAATAAAACGTGATGTTGTAGGATTATTTAGTAAAGTTGTAATTAGTAAAACAAAAACAAAAGGACAATGCATAGACGAATTTTATGGCAAATAGCAGTTCTTTGTTTAAGTTTTAATCTTGCTAGTCAATACATTTATGAAAGCAATCAGTCTTTAATAGACTTAACAAATCAAACCGGAACTACAAGTTTAAATGCTGGAGACGACCAATTATCGTCTGCATTTAATTTAGACTTTACATTTAATTTTTACGACCAACAATTTACATCTGCTCGTATGGCTACGAATGGATGTCTTCATTTTGGGTTAGGCACAGGCAATATTAATTATAATAATTACTGTGGTGATTATACACCTGACCCTCTTCCACAATATAACTACACACTTTTTCCATTCTGGACTGACCTTATTAGAGATAATCAATCTAAGATGTTAGCAAAAAACTTTAGTGATAAGACAGTCTTTGGCTGGTATAATATGCGTGAGTATAATCGTAGTGGCTCTGATAACAGTTTTGAAGTAATACTTTGGACCAACTCTAGTTTTGATTTTAGATATGGTGCACTTAATATTAATAAACATGATGTCTTGATAGGAGAACAAAAAGATTCTAATACTTACTATCAATATTTATTTTATGATGAATGTAATACAGGTACAACTAACAGCTCAAGTTGTGTCAATGTTGATTGGAATAATTCTAGTTTTAACACACTACTAGAGAATGGTGGTTCATTGTATGGAGCAGGTTCTGGTAATAATTTAGACTGTAGTAATCCTCTAAATGATACAAACTGTCCGGGATATTGGGAAGCTTATGATGATTTACAATGCGACCTAGACCCACAATATGCACCCTTTTGTCGTGGATACAGACAAGAAGAATCTGTTGCATTCTTTGACGAGCAAATGGTTGACTATGGTTTTGTAGATGAACAAGAGCAGTTTGCTAGTGGAATATTTAGAGACGAGCAAGAACATTTTGGGTATGACGATTTTGAAGAGTATGACACTTTGTATGACATTTTTGAAGAAGAAGTCTTCTTAGAGCCTATATTTATTGATGAAGAGTATGACACTTTTCCAGAGGAGTTTGATTTGTTTGAGCCAGAATCTATGCGACACGAGCAACATCAAGAAGAGTTTGTAGTATTACTAGCTTTTGAAGATTTAGAAGGTAGACAAATAGACCAGCTACCTAGAATAGAAGATGCACTCTTAAATGAGTTTGTATTACAAGAAACATTTTTATTAGAAGATTTTGAAGAACCTGCAAGGATTGTAGAGTTTGAAACTATGGAAGAGTTAGATGAATGGATAGAAGAAGAAAGACAGCATGGGAACAGAGAAGAGGAATTAGAAGAAGAAATTTTAGAAAACGAATCGGAATCCATAGAAGAAGAAATAGAAGAAGAAATTAATGAAGATACAGAAGAAGAAGTTATTGAAGAACAAGAAGGTAAAAGTTCTATAACAAAAGAAATGGCACTACGAGTAGTTAGTAGTACATATAAAACTGCTAGAGATAGTGTATATACAACTGTTCATGGCAATACATCAACAACTGGAGCAGCTAGTTCAAGTATGTCCGGCTCAACATCATCTAGCTCAACAAATAGTCTTTCTAACTCTCCAAGTATTTCGGACCAGTTTAATTCATCGACTGCACAAACTAATCAAATACTAGACATGACAACTACCACAACGACTACAACTACAACGAGCACTATGAGTTCTAATATAGGTAGTGTCACGACAACATCAGTAGCTAGTAATACTACGACCTCACAAAGTATTCAAGATAACCTTGATGTATCTATAAATAATCAAGCTAATGATGCAGATTCTCAACAACTAGTAGAAAACATTATAGCTAATAATCTACAACAAGCACAGGAAGAAGTAGAAAGTAAACAAGAAGAAACCGGAGAGTATGGTTCGGAAGATAAAATTATAGCGTACATGGGATTTGTTCCTAA